CTTTACCCGCTCCCGCTGCAATCGCGCTATTTATTGCAGATGTATCATCTGTCACACCGTCACCTACAACGGGATAATCTTTGACGTTTATCACATCATTAAATCTATCTTGTAAAGACCTTGGTACAGAACCGCTAGAACTAACAACTTCTTGTAGATTGGCAAAAAGTTCCCAGTTAGTACCCCCATCTAATACAGGGTCATTTCCAGATTGTTCCAGATTAGCTGTATATATCTTATTATCTGATCCCTTAGATATACCTCCAACAGGGTACAATGTGTTCGTGTCCCAAACAGCTATACCTTGTTGATTGATATGCCCTAATCCTTGAGTGAAGTTCTTTTGCAGATAATTAAAATGTTCGAAAGGTGGTACTTCAGCTTGCCATCCAGCGTTGAACTTTCCTGGGGTTGTCACATCTGGATCTACTACATTAGCCCCTGGAGCCGTGTTTGCCCATACTCGGGTCAAATCTGGTTTTTCTATTGCCATTATTTATTCCTCATTGTTATATTAAATTACCGAACTTGCCACCTAGACTTGAATTACTTACTGAGCCAAATCCTAAACTATTAGGTACACCTTGGAACCCAAAGAAGTTAGCATCATCAAATTCAGAAACATAAGAAGCTTGGACCCCCGCTGTTTTTGGTATGATATCAGTATTAAACAATATAGATTTTTCATTTAATCCTAGTCTTCTACCAATGCTTATTCCATAACTAAGATCACCATCTGTAAACAAAATCAAAGGGGATTCAAATATGAATTTCAATTGAGTTATTATGTTTTCAGGGGTAGAAGAAGTAGAATTCCTTGATATACGCGCCCTTATGAATATCCTATATTCATCATCACTTAATAGTCGTATACCTGTTATTGATTCACCTATAGATACAAATCTACCACCTAAACTTGGATTCTGTGAACTACCGAAAGACTGAGCTTGGGGATTATCAAAAAAGCCAAAGTAATCAAATATTTCAGCATCTATGAACTCTCTAGTTTGCCCTACTATAGAACCGAGTATATCTAATTGAAACCCTTCCGCTGTATCTATCCATCTACTATTTAACAAGTCATTGAACACACCTTCAAGGGTATTGGATTCTACTAACAAACCTTTGATGTATTTTATAAAATTAGTCGATTCTTTAAACTGGGTGACTAACCTACTGACAGCTAATTCTTTATGATTTATTACGGTCATTATGAATTCACTATAATATTGACGTTTAAGAATTGGGAAGCTTCGGTAGTCCCTATTGGGATATTAATCGTACCTGTCGGACCTATAGAAGTCCCTATGCGTAAAGCATCAATTTCATGGCCTTGTACAGAGTTTATAGGGGTATAAAGACGGGTGTATATAACATCCTCAGCCAATGAGAAATCCCTTCCAGCAACTAGCTTACCGTTCGCATAATCAACGATAGCTTGTTTTATTAAATCATCACCATTAACGGGGTAATCCACAAATGTAGTTAAATCTACTTCCACATATATGTCTATTATAGTAGGTCTTGAAAAAGATATGTCATGGGGTACACCTTGACTATCTAATATTTGTACAGTGGTTGAACCAAAGCTCAATATACCAGCCGGTTTCTTTAGCCATATAATATCGCCAATATCCTCATTTACGCCACCGACAACAATAACTTGAAAAGAATGAGGAGGTAGTCCGTTAGCGTCTATAGAGTTAGTATCATTTTCTAGAACCACGACTTTAGTTACACCGTCTATATTAGCTACCCCTGCAAAAATAGCGTCTATTATTGCCTGAGCATCACGGGCGACTGAATTACTACGGCGGACACGTAGCTCAACATCTGTTTCTTGATCGGTTCCTACCTGAGCATTGGTTGGATTATTAACACTTGTCCAACCTGTAATCGGGGTATCTATCTCGGTTATTGTACCGGATAAAGCTATGATTAAACCAGTATTCACAGCACTTGCAAAAACGACACCGTTACCAGCACCGTCAAGCGTTATGGTATTTTCTGTTGAAAACTGTTCACCTGTATCCAATGTACTAACTAAACTTCCCTCTGGAATTACTGTACCTGTATCACCTGTTATTGATAATTCTGCTCTAGATGAAGTTGATCGTAATCTTGTTATACCGTTTAATTGAACTAGATTGGAAAGTGTTGAACCTGTCGCAGCGGAAGGGTTAAAAGCGTTATATGATTGTTCGGCTATTTCCCAAAGGTTAGCATTAGATTCAGATATAACCCCGTTGATTTGCCCATCTGGTGACTCAGGGGAAACATTAAAGTTATCACCAAATATAGCTTTCACTTCATCATTTAATTCTTCTAATAATTGGTCTAGCCTTTTACGCTTAAACCCTTCCGTTGATACTCCAAAATTAGACATTTATACTAACCTTCTCATTATCTATAGTGCCATATATTGTTTCAGCAGAAAAAGATATACTCAACAACCTAGTTGAACCACCTTCATAGTTCATGGTAAACTCAGTCAAAATATCTACTCCAGGAGTATTTAAAATTTTAGATTTAAATATAGACTCAATATTAGCTAAGTTAGCGGGTTTTGTAAATATCTGTTGGAAGTAAGGTACACCCGCTTTCAAATCTAAGAACCATTCTTCCAAATAAAATTGAAGTCTGGTTCTAATATGCTGAACAACTTCCGCTCCTGCTGATATTGTTCTTAATTGACCTGACCGTATAATCAAATCATTATTTGAATCCAGCGCTCTACTTATCATAAGACTTCTCCTGTATCTGAAATAGCTCCGCTCGGTGCGGTGGGGGAACCTGAATGGGTATGGCCGATTAGCTCTTTACCACCAGCGATCAAGCTGTCTGGTATAGTAACTGATGGACCTTGTAATAATCCAGTGAATGTCATGTTTCCATTTACAGTTACATTCCCATTAAATGTACTTTCTGGGCAAGTAACTATCGCCTCAGAGGTAGCTTCAACCGTTATGTTTTTACATGTTATTACTACGTCACCCGTTATAGTCGCATTCAAATTACCTTCGGCCAATATGTCCAGATCGGAATTAGCTTTTAATTTTATGGATACAGTACCGTCATCTTTTTTAATTTCAACATTATCTGGATCGTAGTTGGGTATTTTATTAGGAACAGATGATATACCGACTATAGCAGTCGCATCACTTAACGAATGAAATCGTTTAGCTCCAGGGACTTTTACTTTACCTGTTTTATGCCAATTATCTATTGAGCGTTCACTAAACACCAGCATACATTCATCCCCTTTCTTAACAGGGAACGTCAAAGAGAAACCACCACCTCTTGGAAATATAACGGGTACATTTATCAGTATCGGTAAATTAGAAGGTGTTAAAATATCTTTGTCCTCTTCCCTGCTTATAAATATTCTACGGATAGCGGGTTGAATACTGGCTAATTGAGTTTCTGGATCAAAGCTTTGGACTATCCCAGGCATTGAAGTATGTAGATCTTTGAGCCTAGCTTCCACCCCTTTATTAATAGTGGAACTCAAGCTTGATAAAGCCGGATTTTTATTCATTTTATAATTATCCCTTTTACGGTTGAAGTCCAATCCCCTTCTACAGAATCACCTTTAAATATGACTTCTTGGATTTTATAAGTACCTCCGGCGGATGTTCTTTTTACATCTTTAAAGAATAAATTACCTAATTGAACATCCGCACCAGTTGATTCTATTTTGAATACCTTGTTTGGTAACATCCTAGGGTTTAATAATGTGGTGACATCAGCGCCGATTATTGTAATTGTTGGGGAGCCTATCATACCTGTCAATGGATTAACCAGCACCGCCTCTTCACCTTCTAAGGGTAACTCTTCAGGGGTTATTACAATTTCACCATCTTGTATACTCCAATCAAAACCATACTCTTCAGCAAAGCCATCCATTATTGTTTTTGATGAACCTGATAATGTTTGGCCCCTAAGCTTATCGGCCACATCAGGGAACCCGCTAACAGAACCCACGGTTAAACCTTTGAATGATTTTAAGACTTCACTTATGGCTGATTGGATACTAACATTATCACTAAAGGTTTTATTGAAGGTTGAGTTTTGCCAATCTTTTTCACCGTCACCAGCGTAGATTGTAACAGTTCTATCTATCCCAGCTTTAAAGTTGAATATATTGCGGACTTCCCCTTTGAACAATAATCTTATGTCACCTTCATAACCAGCGTTTAAAACTATCTTCGTATATTTCTTTTGCAATAAGGATATCGTGTCACTATTGGGATTTATTATTTCTAACCGGCAAAGATTAGGGAACGCCATAATACTCTTAGTTATTTCAAAATTAACCCTAAGATCAGTGATTACTTTAGCGTCACTGTCTACTGGTAATATCGTTAAACTATACGCTCTCTTAAACTGTCTAGCCACCTGACACCTCCTCGTCGGTAAGTATAAACAGTTTAGAAGAAACACCTAGATTATCACTACTCGGGTCTAGTTTAGGGTTGTCTAAATTTACGACATACGCGTTATTTATAGGTAGGTTATGTTGCTTAAGAATGTCGATACCAGCTAGTAATGGAACCCCATTAACTATATCAACTCCAAATTGTGAAAAGCTTATAGACCAAACACCCGATCTAGAATTAATCTTTACCCTACAATCGTATGTATTGCCACGTATGGTGACAGTAAGTAATTGCTCAGGTGCTGATGTTAAGGGTATTTCAATCATGTCATCCACCTATCCAATCTGTCACTGATTTAATAACAGATTTATTAGTTGTATCGCTAGGAGTTACTGTTTCCACTCTGCCTTTCTTTTCAGCAGATGTTCCTTGCTCAGATGTAGTTCCTTCTTCTAATTGTGAACGATCCAACTTTACAATTTTAGATTCAGTTATTATAACTTCGTCTATCGTTATATTTAATAATACCGCTTTAGAAGTGTCTTTGTCTTGAGTTGTACTTATATTAGTAATTATCATATTACTATATAGTTTTAATTTCGTTTGAATTTCTATAGGTTCGCGCTGATCCATAAGTTGAATTAATGCATTATATGCCGCATTACTACGGGTAATATTCGCGCTGGTGGATGTACCAAACAAACCCGTAATTAAATCAACCACTTGACCTAATGCCGCAGTACCTAAAGGGGTATCACTTACTTGAGCTGTAATATTTAATTTCTTAGGGAGTATTTCGGCATGGTCAGATATATCTACACCTAGTTCAACTTTGTTTTTGGTCACCGTTACTTCATTTGTATGAGATTCGGTTAATACGGCATCTAGCTCAATACCGCCTATTGCTTTCTTTGTTCTTATGAATAAGTTTTCAAAAGCCATTACTGATCCACCGTAGTATTCAAGTCTTGAGAAGTTTGCTGGAATACATTGTACACCGCATTAGCCACTTCATTTGGATTATTAGTTCCAGGGATTGTTATTTCTACTTTGTCCACTCTGGTTGAAGAACTGCTAGAATTAGTAGAAGAATTCACATCCCCTGATATTGATCCAGTATTAGGGGTAATAGGTGGGCTTATACCATTTACACCGTTAACACCGTTAACACCGTTCACACCGTTCACACCGTTCACACCGTTCACACCGTTAACACCGTTAACACCGTTCACACCGTTCACAC